CCGTAAACGCCGCGCTCAATACGCTGCCGATCACCGTCCCGAGGGACTGACCGGATGCGGACAGGTTGTCGAACTCATCCTTGGCGAGGGTGACCGGGGCCAGCAGATCACCGACCCAGCCGACCAGTCCGCTGATCGCATCGGCGATGAATCCGAACACCGACGCGACCGCTTGCCCGATAGGGGCCAGCGGGGCCAGGGCCGTGGTCAAGCTGGTGATGGCCGGCTGCAGCGCCGAGCCGATGCCTTGAAACACCCCGCCGACATAGGCAGCGATGGGGTCCCAGTATTTGCGGATCACCAAGGCAAGGCCTGCGACGGCGACCCCGATGCCAGCGACGATCCAGGTGATCGGGTTGGCCAAGAGCGCTGCCGTGGTCGCACCAATCGCCGGCAGCATGCCCCAGAAGGCCAGTGCCGCCGTCTTGATCGGGGCGATCAGACCAAGGGCGCCAGTCCGAATGCGGCTCCAGGCTACCGACAGATTGCCCGCACTGGTGCCCGTCGCTGCCGCCTGCACTTGCAGCAACGCCAGACCGGCCCGCGCCGATTGAAACGCCACCTGCGCACCGAGGATCGGCCCCTTCACGAAGGTCCAGGCATAGCCCAATGCGATGGTGGCCACCTTCAAGCCCAGCACGGCACCGACGGTGCCCACCACCACTTGCGTGACGATAGGAAACCGTTCGGCGAGATGGGCCAGGCTATCGATAGGCCCCATCAACGCGCCCACCAAGTTGTTCAAGGCCGGCAGCAGCGCATTGCCCACCGTGATGCCCAGCCGGCTCATCTGGTTCTTGAGGAGCTGCAGATTGTTGGCGGTGGTGGCCGAGCGCGCCTCGTACTCCTTCTGCATTGACCCAGCGTAGGCCGTTTGATCGGCGACCAGACCCACCGCCTTCTCGTAGGTCTCCATCGAGCCTACCAGCTTGGCGATATCGTCGGCGTACTCCATGCCGAAGAGATCCGACAGCGTGCCCATCAGGTCCGGGGCCTTCTTCACCTGCTGCAGAAAGGTGGTCAGCGCTCCTTGGGCGTCACGCTGGATCATCTGCTTCATGACCTCAGCGGACAGCCCGATGTCCTGCAAGCCCTGCTGGAACTTCTCGTTCTGCTTGTCGGCGGTGGCCAACTTCATCAGCAAGGCATTGATGCCGGTAGCCGCCACCTCCGGGGGCGTCTTGAGCGCCAGAAAGGTCGCGCCCAAAGCATTCAACTGTGCGCCGGACAGTCCGAAGAGTTTGGCGGTCGAACCGGCCCGGTTGGCGATGTTCAAAAGATCGGATGCCTTGGCATCCATGTTGTTGGACAGGTGGTTGATAGCGTCGCCCAACTTCACCACTTCGTCTTGCGTCAACCCGAAGATCGAGCGCAGGCCCGTCATCGCCGCACCCGCCTGCTGCCCCGACAAATCGAAGGCCACGCCCATCTTGGCGGCGTCTTCGGCAAAGCGCAGCAACTCCTCGTGAGCGATACCGGCTTGACCGGCAGCCGCCACAATGGCGCCGATACCGTCGGCAGCCATCGGGATGCGCGTCGACATCAACAGCACATCTTTGCTCATCTGCCCGAACTGATCCGGCGTGTCGAAGTTGACCACCTTCTTGACGTCGGCCATCACCGACTCAAACTGGACAGCCGGTTGCACCAGGCCATACAGCGCCCCGCCCAAGGCAACCGCATCCATCATCTGGGCGCGGTAGGCACTGCGGTTCTCGAGATTCCTGGCCTGCGCCTGCTGCGCCCGGCTCAAGGCTTCGGTGCGAGATCGAAGCGTCTCCAGCTGGCTGCCGAGCCGCGCAGACTCGCTGCCCATGGCGCGGGTGTTGACGCCCGCGCGCTGCAGCGACCCTGAGAGTTCATCGACGGCTGCCCGCTGGCGACGGTAGGCTTCCTCGGCTCGGGTCGCTGCGGCACGGGCGCGCTCCAACTCTCTGGCCTGCTTGGCCGTGGCACCGCCATCCTGGCCGGCAATGTTCGCTTCCAGTCCGGAAACTTTCTGCTGCGCCGCGCGCATGGCCAGTGCCGCATCCTTGGCCTGGCTGCGCAGGCTCTCCAGCTGCTTGATGCCCGACTGCTTGTTGCCCAGTTCGGCCATCGTGGAGCCGAGCTGGTTCAACTGCACCTGGGCTCCGCGCACCGCCGAGCCGAGCGAGGCCGCCAGCGTGGCACCGATGCTGATTTGAACGGGATGCGCGGTGGCCATGGGCAAACCTCAGGAAGATGGCGTTGCAGACAGCCGCCGCGCCAATGACAAGGCCTCGACCAACTCACTCACCTCCAGGGCAAGCAACTCGGATCGAGGCCAATGGGTGTAGAGGGCAAGCTCCACCACGAGGGCGGGCAGCTCACCCGGATTCACTGCAAAAAACCGCCCAGCACCTTCTGCAACTGGGCGTAGTCCTTCATATCCAGCTGGTGGATCGCCGCTGGCGGCAACTCGGCCAGGTTGGCGATCAGCCGGATCTCGCGCTCAGCGTCGGTGCCGGCCGCCTTCTGCGCGGCCAGGTGGTCGCCCACCGTGGGACGGCGCAAAGCGATCTCCTTGATCGGCAGACCGTCGTGTTCGATGGGGAAATTGAGGGTGATGCGTTCGGGGGTGTTCATGGTGGGCTCCTTATCGTTCATTCATCACAGCCCAATCGCCGCACGAATGGCTTCCATCTGATCGGTGCCACCCACCTTCCTGACCAGGTTGATGGCATCGATCTCGATCAGCTCTTCGTCATCGATGGTCAGCCTGTAATAGCTGGCTGCCACCGAGACCTTGAGGGTGCTTTTGTCGCCAGGCTTCCAGGTGCCGGCATCGAGCTCTTTCCAGCCACCGCGCAGGTTGACGATGACGGGCTTAGCTTCCGCCCCCTGTGCCTGGATGGCACCCCGGATGGTGATTTGCGTCGCGGCGTTGTCGAGCAGTCCGAAGAGCTTGAAGACTTCCGGGTCGTGGTCGGCAATGGTCAGCTCGGCTTCGAGCTTCTCCATACCGAGGTCGATCTCGACCGGCAGATCCATACCCCCGGCGCGGTGCTCCTCGGTTTTGAGGGTGAGTTTGGGCAGTTGGATCTCGTCGATGCGTCCGGCGTAGCCCCGGCCGTCGACAAAGAGGTTCATGTTCTTGAGAACCCGTGGCAGTTCGATGGCCATTACAGAATCTCCTCGAGATAGTCATCGACCAGGTGCGAGCGGAAAATAATGTGCTCAGCCGGATATGGCGGGGTGAAGTCGAAGTTGAAGTAGATCTTCCCGTCCTGGATGGACTGGGGCGAATTGAGGTCCGGATCGGCCCAGCACTTGCCGCCGAGGATCGCGCCCTGGGCTTTGAGTTGGCGCAGGTAGGCGTTGACGCCTTCGGTGACTTCCTCGACGTAGGTCTTGGTGATGTTGCGATCCACCGCCCAGAGGTGGGCGCGCAACAGCGACTCGTTGATCATGTCGGCGGTGCGCCGCCCCGAAAGGAAGGCCCCCATGGGGTCCGAAGAACAGGTGCGGTTGCCCCACAAGCGGTAGCCATCCTCCTGAATGATCGTGGCCACCTCGTTCTCGTTGAGCAGGTTGGCCCGGGCATTCGGGTCACCGAGTGCAAAGTCCACCGGACGGTGGCTGCCGACGATGCCGTTGATGACATTATTCGACGGGCTCCACCAAAAACCCCGGTCGTTGTCGATCTTGGCAATCAGGCCAGCCACACGCGCCGACACCGGTTCGGTCACGACTGCGCCGCTCTTCATCACCTTGACGTGCGGATCGACCACGTAGATGCGCGGCGAGCCCCAGTCCTCGCGGTAGTCGATGGCGGCGGCGTCCGTCGTGTTGGGACCATCGGCGATGATGACCGCGCGCAGGCGCTCGGCAATCCCCAGCAATTCGGCGACGATCGGGTTCGCCAGTTGGCGGGTCTCGTCATCCGGGTCAACGGGACGCTGATGCGTGAAGCCCGGCACGATCAGGATGCGCGGCGTGACCTTGGCCACCGACTGCGCCGCCAAGAGTGCCTGCAGCCCCAGGTACTGGCCGTCCGCATCGACACCGCCGAGAACGTTGGTCTGGGTCTCGGCCTCCGTCGTGCCTTCGGCGACCCGGATCACCACCACCAGGGCGCCAGCCTGATCGAAGACGCCATCGATGGCCATCGGCAAGGTGCCGGTAGTGCCCAGCTTGGACGCTTCCAAACGAGAGCCGGCAATCAGCACCGGGGTGTTCAACGGGAAGGATGTTTC